TTGTAGCGAATACTCCTACAACTGTTTATACTGTACCTAAAGGATGTAAAGCTATAATTACTTTGCTTCATGTATCTAACAGTACAGGAAGCGGTAAAACAGTAACTATTGTATGGCGAGATTCTAAGAATAGTGTTGATGTTACTATTCTGCATACTCATACACTAAACTCTGGAAACAATAATTATATTGACTTCCCAACTGGACGTATTGTTCTAGACGAATATGATTATATTAAAGTTACAACAGAGACAGGATCTACTATGTCAGTTATTTTGACTATAGAGATACATCAGTCAACAGCATATCAGAACGGAGCATAATAATGCCATTGAAATCAGGTTCATCACAGAAGACTATCTCTACTAACATCCGTAAAGAGATGAAGGCAGGTAAGCCACAGAAACAGGCAATTGCAATCGCTCTGTCAAAAGCAGGTAAATCTAAACCCCAACCAAAGAAAAGGAAGTAATCATGCCAATGGTAAATGACAAGAAGTTCCCATACACAGCTAAAGGTAAGAAAGAAGCTAAGTCGTATGCTAAGAAGACAGGAGCTAAGATGACTACTCCTAAAGCTAAGCCAGCTAAGAAGATGGGTATGAGTCGTGGCTACTAAACCTGGATTATATGCCAATATCGCTGCCAAGAGAAATCGTATCAAGGCTGGTTCTGGTGAGAAGATGCGTAAGGTAGGTAGCAAAGGTGCTCCTTCGGCTAAAGACTTTAAGGATGCTGCTAAGACAGCTAAGAAGAAATAATGCCTAAGAAAGCGTTCCAAAACCCTGAAGGTGGACTCAATCAGAAGGGCAGAGACTACTACAATAAGAAGACTGGTTCTAAGCTCAAGCCACCAGTGTCTGCTGAAGAGGCGAAGAAGTCTCCTAAAGCAGCTGCTCGTCGTAAGTCCTTCTGTGCTCGTATGGGCGGTGTTAAAGGTGCTATGAAGGATGAGAAGGGTAGACCAACTCGTAAGGCTCTAGCACTTAAGAAGTGGGACTGCTAGAAATAATGCTTGACTTTTATACTAAATTGTGATATAATATAGGTTACTATGAACTACATCCAGCTGGTAAATTCTGTACTGCGAAGACTACGGGAAACTGAGGTTTCATCCGTAACAGATAACGCTTACTCTAAGCTTATCGGTGAGTTCGTTAATGATGCTAAGCGTCAGGCTGAGGATGCATATCCTTGGAATGCCTTATCAGATACACTTACTGCTTCCACTGCTGATGCTGTCTTTAACTATGTTCTTGTTGGTTCTGGACAACGGTTTAGGATTATTGATGTTCTAAACGATACCAGCAATACTATAGTTCAGGTTGCTACTACTCGTTGGATGGACGAACAGTTCCTCTTAACTTCAGTACAAAAGGGTTCTCCTGCGTACTACAACTTCAACGGTGTAAACTCCAACGGTGACACACAGGTAGACTTATTCCCTATTCCTAATGGGGTTTATCAGATTCGTTTTAACGTAATCAAACCACAAGTAGCTTTGTCTGCTGATTCTGATACTCTACTAATCCCTTCTGAACCTGTCATCTTTAATGCTACTGCAAGGGCTATGGCAGAGCGTGGTGAGGATGGTGGTATTGCTTCAGGTGAGATGTATTCTATTTATAAACAATCCTTAGCTGATGCTATCGCTATTGAGTCTGGTCGTTACATTGAAGAATCTGCTTGGATGGCTTATTAATGGCTGAAACTTTAGCAACTGGCTCGATTGCTGCTCCTGGATTCTCTGGGTTAAATACCCAGGATAGTTCTATTCAGTTAGACAGTGGGTTTGCACTAGAGGCTAATAACTGCGTAATCGATCGCTACGGTCGTATCGGTGCTCGTAAGGGGTGGACTAAGGTCAACACAACTGCAGCGTCTACAGGCTCGTTTAGAGCTGTCTATGAGCTTATTAAGGATGACGGTACTGTAGTTATCTCTGCAGCCAACAACAAGATATACACTGGAACTACTACCTTAACAGAAGCAGTGGTTCGTAACGGTACTGATACAGGTAACTTAACCTATGCTATCAGTGATGATAACTGGCAGATCAGTGGTATGCCTTATGACACAGGAGCTACTCCTTCTGGGCATGCTATCCTGGTTCAAGAGGGACAACCTGTTTTATTATATCATAAGCTAGGTGCTACTGCTCATGCTCATACTGGTTCTTATGGCTTTCAGCGTCTAGGCGATGTAGCTACAAACCTTCCAGTAGGACAGACTGTAACCAGCTTTACTCCTAATTGTGTCATGACTGCTTATGGTCGTGTGTGGGTAGCTGATATGGCTGGTAGCAGACAGACTGTTTACTTCAGTGACTTACTGAATCCTGCTGAATGGAAGACTGGTACATCAGGCTATCTGAACATCAGTGAAGTAGTTCCTAACAATGATCCTATTGTAGCTATTGCAGATCATAATGGCTTCTTAATTATCTTCTGTACTAAGCACATTGTTGTCTATAGTAACCCAGTAGATCCATCACAGATGAAGCTGGAAGATATCATTGTAGGTGTTGGTTGTTTAGCTAGAGACTCAGTAGCATCGATTGGTACAGACTTATTGTTCTTATCTTCTACTGGTGTTCAATCCTTACAGCGTGTAATTCAAGAGAAGTCATTACCATTCAGGGATATCTCTAAAAATGTACGAGACGAACTCTTAACCTTGGTAGCATCAGAGACAGCTAAGAACATCAAGGCTACTTACTTCCCTACAGATGCTTTCTACTTGTTGTCTTTACCTAGTTCAGGATTTACCTATTGCTTTGACACCAGAGGTGTACTTCAGAATGGTGCAGCTAGAACTACTGTTTGGAAACAGATTAATCCTACAGCTTTCTGTGTAACACAATCTAGAGACTTATTAATTGGTAAGCCAGGGTACATAGGTAAGTATAATACTTATGAAGATGATGGTGCTAAGTATCGTATGACATACTTCACCAACTACTTTGACTTTGGTTCTGCTACTACAAATAAGATTTTAAAGCGTATCAATGTAACAGCTATTGGTGGATCTAACCAGCCTATCGCTATTAAGTGGGGCTATGACTATACACGTAACTACTTCTCTCGTGGTATTGTATTGCAGCGTGTAGAGGTATCAGAGTACGGCATAGCAGAATACAACATAGCTACATATACTAATGGTATTGCTTTAGATATTGCTAACATTCAAGCATCGGGTTCTGGTACTGTTCTTCAGTTAGGCTTTGAGTCTGACATTGACGGTACTCCTCTTTCAATTCAAAAGATAGACTTCTTCCTTAAACAAGGTAAAACATTATGAGTAATTACACCAAAGCAACTAACTTTGCTACTAAAGATACATTACCTACAGGCGATTCAAACAAGATCGTTAAAGGTACAGAGATAGACAACGAGTTCAGCTCTATTGCTAGTGCTGTTAGCTCTAAAGCCGACTTAGCTTCTCCTACTTTTACAGGAACTCCTGCTGCACCTACAGCGTCTGCAGCTACGAACACAACACAACTAGCTACAACTGCTTTTGTTTTTGCTGAAAGAACAAATACAAGTACGTTAACGAATAAAACTTTAACAAGTCCAACTATCAATGGCGGTACTATTACTGGAATTACAGACTTAGTGGTTGCTGATGGTGGTACAGGAGTTTCTACTTTAGCAGCCAATAGCGTATTACTGGGTAACGGTACAAGTGCATTACAAACTGTAGCTCCTTCAACAGCTGGAAATTTGTTAACTTCTAACGGTACAACTTGGGTTTCGTCTGCTCCAGGAGCTGCTCTTTCAGGACTTAAAGGAGAAGTATTTACTAGTACTGGAACATTTACTATTCCCGCTGGTGTTACTTCTTTTAAAGTTACTGTTGTTGGTGCTGGTGGAGGTGGAGGCGGTGCTCAACCTAATACCAATGTGTCGCAAGGTTTTGGTGGTGGCGGAGGAGGCGGTGGTATTGCTACTCAATATTATACTGGGCTTACTAGCGGCAACACGATAGCAGTTACAGTCGGTGCTGGCGGAGCTGCTGGTGCGTCTGGAGGCACAAGTACCCCTGGTGCTGGTGGGGATGGCGGCACAAGTCAGATTGCTTCGGGAACTCAAACAATTACAACTTGTTCCGCAACAGGCGGTAGCGGTGGCGGTGGCAGCGGAGCTGGCAGTACAGGCAGTTCAGGTTCAGGTGGCTCGACTTTTGCAAACGCAGCTATTTCAATCGCTGGTGGCAATGGAGGAGGCGGCAGTGGCGGCGCAGCTGGAGGCTCAACTGGTAATGGAGGAACTGGTGGTGGTGGGGCTTTTGGTAGAGGCGGTGATATGCCAGCAAATACTGGTAGTTCAATAGCTGGTGTAGCTGGTACTGGGTTTGGAAATGGCGGTAGTGGCGGTCAATCAGCCGTTACGTTTGGTTCAAATGCTGCTGGAGCTGCTGGTGGCGGTGGTATTGTAATTTTTGAATTTTAATGAATAAAAATAGTTTTAAAGTACCTGTAGTAAATCGTAAAGATTACACGATGTACTTAGAATTTTACAGTAACATGCTTTGGTTTCATACAGATGTATTTAAGTGGACACCAGAAGTAAAGAAAGAATACATTAAAGATTTAGATGTACTACAGAATTTAGTAACAGTACCCTTAGTAGCACTAGTAGAAGAGACAGACAGTAAGTTAGCTAAGTTTGGATTATCTACAGGATGGACTAAGTTTGATAGATTAACAGTGAATGATAAAAGATATGATGTATACACTAGGAGCAAATCATGGGTAGTATAGTTAGTTCAGTACTAGATCCTATTACAGGGGCTGGAGATACTCGTAGAGCTGGAGCACAAGCTGCTGAACAGCAACGACAAGCAGGTATTACTGCTGCTAATATCTCTGCCTTCCGTCCTGTAGGAATGACTACTCGGTTTGGTACATCTCAGTTTACTCGTGAGATTGATCCAGCTACTGGTGTTCCTTACATCTCTTCTGCTGGCTATACAGCTGCTCCTGAGTTAGCGGGATTACAGGACAGACTGTTCGGTCAGTTTGGTGCTGGTCTTACTCAAGCTGAACAGATGGGTCAGCAGTATGCTCCATTAACTACTGGTGCTCAAAGTCTATTTGGATTAGGTCAACAGTACTTAGCTACTTCTCCTCAGCAAGCTGCTCAGACTTACATGCAAGAACAGCAAGCATTACTTGCTCCTCAGCGTGAACAACAGTTATCTGGATTGCGTAATCAGTTATTCCAGTCTGGTCGTGGGGGCTTAGCTACTGGCGGTACTATGGCTGGTGACAGAGGACAGACTAACCCAGAGATGCAAGCATACTACAATGCCTTAGCTCAGCAAGACTTAGCCCTAGCATCACAAGCTAATCAAGCTGGTATGCAGAGAGCTACTTACGGTGCTGGTTTACTTGGTACTGCTGGTAGTTTATTAGGTGCTCAAACTGCTGGTATGGCTGGTTCTTACTCTCCACTACAAACCCAGTTAGGTTTATCTGGTCAAATAGAGCAGATGTCTCAACAACCATATCAGCTAGGTCTACAGCTAGGAACAGCTCAAACACCAGGTCAACAAGCTGGTTCACAGCAATACTACGGCGGACAAGTACAAGGTGCTGCTACTCAGTACGGTGCTACTATGGCTGCTAATCAGATGAACAATCAGTTCTTACAATCTGCTATTGGTGCTGCTTCAGCTGGTGCAGGTGGCGGTGGAGGGGGTGGGCTATTTGGTGGCGGTGGAGGTGGGTATTCAGCAGCTCCTTATGCTCCTTCAAACCCTGGCTTTGGAAGCTATCAAGGCGGTTATTACGGCTCGTCTGCATTTTAACTAAGAGGATATTATGGGACAACCAACAAACTTATTATTAGGCGGTCAAGCAGGACTCTTAGGTGCAGATCCAGAGTTGTATCGTCAACAGTTAATACAGCAAGATCAAGCTCGTATTGCAGCTATGCCAGCACAGAACCAACTCGCTGGTACACTAGGTGGATTACTTGGTCGTGGTGTATCTAATGTGGCACAAGATCGTGGCTTCTTTGAAGTTACTAATCCTGTATTGCAGAAGCTAACCAGCATTCAGAACGTATACAACCGAGCAATGCAAGACTCAGATCCTAATGATCCTCTTTCTTTTTATAAGAACTTACAGACTGGATTCGCTAATGCTGGTTTAGGTCAACAAGCACTCATGGCTGGACAAGAGTATAGAAAAGCAGAAGAGCTAGGACTCAAGACTGAAGTTGCTAAGACTGATCTCTATAAAAAGAATCCTGCACTACTTGATACTCAGATTGAGAAAGCTCGTAATGCTGGTAATGATACACTTGCTAATCAGTTGGCTCAACAGCGTGGTCAGATTCAAGTACAAGTTGATATGGATCGTGCTAAAGAAGTTGCACAGCTTAATCTTCTGAATGCTCAAACAGCTGCACAGAAAGCACAAGCAGGTAAACTGTCTCAAGAGATTGAGTCTGGTAAGTTTGACTGGAAGGTTATTAACGATATCACAGGCACTCCTACGCACATGGCTAAGATTAATAAGAAGACTGGTGAAACTACTTACGAGCCTATCACTCTGCCTGGAGGTGCTCCTGCACCAGCTAAGCCTGGAGAAACTCCTAAAGGTGAGCGTAAGCCACTAACAGATCCTAGCTTTAATGTACAACAACCAACTGCATCTCCTGCTGCACAACCAGCTGCTCCTGTAGCTGCTCCTGCGCCAGCTGCTAATGTAGCTCCTCTAGATCCACAGACTAGAATCTATTATGCTGCTCGTGATCCTGTCCTAGTAGCTCTTCAACAAGCTGCTGCTGCAGATCCACAAAGATTAGCAACAGATCCTGCCTACTTTCAACAGTTAACTAAAGCAAGAAACGATCAGATAGCAATGCTCAGAAAACAATATGGCAATATGGTCTCATTTGAGGGACTATAAATGGCTATCTTTGATGTAATCGCTGCTAAGAAAGAAGGCTATTCAGAGGCTGAGATTGCTCAGTATCTAGCACAGCAGTCTGGGTTTGATTACTCAGCTGCTTTGTCTGAAGGTTACAAGCCTAAAGAGATTCTCAATCACCTGAATAAAACAGGTGCTACTCCTTTTGAGACATTCAAACAGTCTGCTCGTCAAGAGATAGGTTCTGAGATTACTGGTGCTCGTCAGTTGCTAGGTCAAGAACCTACTGATACTGCACAAGAGTCGCTCCGTCGTCAGATGGAATCAGAGAACCCAATAGCTGGTGTCTTAGGCACACTCGCTGGTGGATTAGTAAACCCATCTTCTCTTCTTCCTGGTGCTGTATTCTTTAAAGGTGCTAAAGGCTTAATCGCTGGAGGCTCTGTAGCTGGTGGTATCAGTGGATCATTACAGCCTAAGTATGAAGAAGAAGACTTAGGAAGACTAGCCACTACTGGACTCGGTGTAGTTGGTGGTGCTACTATTGCTGCTGCTCTAGTGGGTGGTGGAAGAGGCTTAGCTAAGGTATTCAATAAGCTAACTAACAAGATAGAAGAAGTACCAGTCAATAAGATTGATACTGAAACACAGGTTGTTATTCCTGAAGAGTCTGTACCAGCTCCTACTAATCTGCAAGAGAGTGTAGTTCCTTGGATCAAGAGTATCGAAGATGCTGAGACTCGTGCTGAGGTAGGTACACAGATAGCTAACGGAGATTACAGAACATTCTTTACTGAAGCTCCATTCCGTTTCACTGAGACACCAGACTTCCGTTACTCTGAGGCATTCAATCCAGATAATCCACTAAGACAAGAGAACATTGATTCTTTTATTAAGGCTGGTCAAGGTCGTCTAGGTCAATCAGAAGATGCACTCAAAGAGTTAGTCAGTGCTTATGCTCCACAGCTTCGCTCTGAGCTAGGCTTAACTACAGAGTTCAAGGCATTCACACCTGAGCAAGCTGCTGAGTTCATGCGTATGCGTGGCTTAGAAGAAGTAGCTCCTGCTGAGATCCTTAGAGCATTCACTCCTATCGTAGAAGATTCATGGAAGAAGTTCAATACTATATCTGAACTAATGCAGATTGGTAGACAAGAAGGTTTATCTCCTGCTGAGTTAACTGCTATGTTTAAAGCAGACATCGAAGCTATCAAGCCATTCTTAACATCTCCTCTTGGCTCAGCTCGTAATGCAGGTAAAGCACTGCAAGCACAGAAGCAAATCAAGAAGTCTCTAGGTGGGTTGTCTCCTGCACAGGTTCGTAAGTACTTAGATAGTAATCAAGGTAAGACAGAGACAGAATCACTTATGGATCTGATGGATGCTGTTCGTCAGATTAAGGATGCTCCTGGTTCGTCATTCGATAAAGAGATTGCTATTCGTGCATTGACTCGTGATGCACTGAAGCAGCCACGCTGGAATGATAAGTTCGGTGAGTATGTGGTTAACTCATACATCTCTGGTCTTGCTACTCCATTAGTTAACGCTGCCTCTGGCATAGCGAAACTAGGTCTACTTAGCGTAGAGCGTGTACTCCAGGCTGCTAATCCATTCAGTAAAGTAAAGCTAGGGGAAGTTATTCCTGCATTCAGAGGAATGATGGATGGTCTGTTAGAAGGTGCTTACTTTGCTAAGGAAGGCTTCTTGCGTGGTAGTCCTTTAGACTCTGCACTGCCTGAGATTCGTGGTGCTATTGGTATGCAAGAAGGTGCTAGTCGTGCTGAGCAGATCCTAGGTCAAGTAGTTCGTGTACCTGGTAGGGTTGGTGTAGGTACTGACGAGTTCTTCAAGGCTATCTTCCGTAAGATGGAGTTCAATGCACAAGCTTATCGTCTAGCTTCTAGTGGTAAGTATGGT